ACCAGCTTGGAAGGCTGGGATTCTAGCCATTGAACTACACCCGCATATTCATTAACTGCTTTAAAAGCACGCATCTCATTGACGCTTGTATATTATAACACAATAAAAATGAAATGTCAAGACTTTTTTGAAAATTTTTCGATTTTCTTTTACAGCTTAAAATTGTCGCCATTTCGTGACAATAAACGTCCCGTAAAGCAGATACATATTTTATTATTTGCCTCACATCATATCCATCCCTGCCCTTTTAGCAAGGATGAATATGACGTTATCGGCATTTAAATTTCATCGCTTATCAAGCTCTAAAGCCCCTTGGCATCCTTCAGCGTGATACCGTTTTCACCAAGTGCGATCTTATGGTCAAGACCTACGAACTTGCCGTTTTCCTGCCACAGGACCTCCTTTACAAATGCGTACTTTTCTTCGTCCCACGTTGAAAAATCATCAAGCACAAGTCCGCCCGTATCGCCCGAATTGGCATTGTAGCACCAGAATGTGTGGTTAAGATGGTTCTCGCTTATCAGACGGCGCATACAGGTCATCCATTTAAGATTAGGCTCCTTCATAAATCCGCCCCATTCTCCTATAAGAAGCGGTGCGGTATTGTTCTTGTAGATGAAGAACCAGTTGTCCTGCCAGCAGTCACGCATAAGGCTGTCAAAATCATAGTCGCCCTCAAACCACGGCTGCTGATAAACCGTAGGACCGTAGTCGTGCGGAGAATACACCAGCTTGTTCTGATATTTTCCGAGATTGACAGGAAAATCCTTTACGCCCCTGAGGTTACCGCCCCACCAGTTAAAATAGTAATCATCGTCATTTGTCGAGCTGAAATCCTTGTTGCTCTTAATATCTGTCGGATATATCTCAGTACCCTCTACCATTATAAGCACATTCGGATTCTTGGCAAGTATTCTTGATGCGGCAGTTTCGGCAACATATTTCCAGTTGTTAGCCGAATCGGAATCGTTCCATATCGCCGCTTTATCCGCTTCATAGGGCTTGCCGTGCGGCTCATTCTTGAGATCGTACGCTATTATCGTATCATTATCCTTATAACGTTCCGCCATCCACTCAAGCGCATTATAATAATCCTCTGCGCTTACCTTGTCGGTATACCAGAGATTCACCGTATGCCCTGAAGCATTTGTTTCTGCGGAATGGATGTCCGGCATAACCTTAATGCCGTTTGCTTCCGCCAGCTTCAGAAAATAATCGAATATCTGAAGGCTGTTCATACTGTTAAGCTCTGTGTTGTAGGCATTGTTGTAGTTTGCCTTGGGATATTCTCCCGCCGCCCACGAATTTATAAGCTCAGCCGACATCGGCACACGGATAAGGTTGAATCCGTGATCGGCAATAGCCTTTACGGACGACTTAAGCTCACTGTTCCACAAGCCGTCAAATGTATTCGTGCCGGTATTATATCCAAACCAGTTCACACCTGTAAGCCACACCTGCTTACCGTCTTTATCAAGAATTTTGTTTCCGTCCGTATGAAGCCAGTCGTCACCCTGTTCGCCGTCCTTGCTCCTTTCAAGCAGTGCATCAACATCTGCTTCGGAAGTGCCATTACCGTTTGCATTCTGATTATTCTGATTATTCTGA